AGGGCGCAAGAGAGATCTAGCCTTCTTGAACGAGGCTAACGAGTTGAGCTTTGAGGACTGGCAACAGATAGTGTTCCGTACCAACGGAAGAATCATACTTGACTATAACCCTTCCGACACCTACCATTGGATATACGACAAGGTAATACCAAGAGATGATGTGGACTTCTACCAGACTACCTACCTAGACAATCCCTTTCTAGATCCTACGATAGTAGAGGAGATAGAGCGACTGAAGGAAACGGATGAACACTACTGGAGAGTCTATGGTCTAGGAGAGCGAGGTACTAACAGAGCGCAAGTGTTCCAATTCACAACCATACAGCAAGTGCCTAGCACAGCGAAGTTCCTATCCTATGGTCTTGACTTTGGATTCACTAACGATCCATCAGCACTCGTTAAATGTTACCAAGAAGGGAACAACCTATACTTTGAGGAGATGCTCTACTCTACCAACCTAACGAATCAGGATCTGTCTAGCAGATTCACCTCAATAGGCATAGGAAGGTATGAGGAGATATACGCAGACTCAGCAGAGCCTAAGAGCATCGAGGAACTCCATAGAATGGGTTGGACTATCAAGCCAACCACTAAGGGAGTAGACAGCGTGAACGCTGGTATAGATATGCTCAAGCGTTATAAGATACACATCGTAGGTGCTAACCTCATGAAGGAGATGGAGAACTACCGATGGATGGAAGATAAAAATGGTAACTTGCTGAACAAGCCAGAGGACAAATGGAATCACTTGATTGATGCAGCTAGATATGGAGTATATAACAAACTAAGCAAACCGAACTATGGAAGGTACGCAATCCGTTAAGATAGAGATACCAGAGGCACTAGCCGACATCTCAGTAGAGAAGTACAAGAAGTTCATCATGATGGCTACGGAGGAGAATGGAGATGAGATGGCTCTCTATCACTTCTGTGGTCTTACTCCTGATCAACAGGAGAATATGAAGAAGAAGGACAGAGACTACATCAGAGAGAAGATTGCTGTGGTGCTAAACGAAAGACCAGCACTTGTGCAGACCTTCACATACAGAGGCGTAGAATACGGCTTCCATCCCAAATTAGAGGACATCTCTATGGGAGAGTATGTAGACCTCGACGAATACTTGAAAGAGCCTTACAAGAACGCTGAGAAGGTTCTAGGGATATTGTATAGACCTATCACTAAGAAGATGTATGGTAGACACCTAGTTGAAACCTACGATCCTGATAGACATACTGGGCTTGGATTCCAAGACCTATCTGCTGACATCTTTCTAGGCTGTCTGCTTTTTTTTTATCGTTTAGAGATCAGCTTACTAATAACTTTCCTACGATCTTCACAGAAGGAGGAGGAGATGAACCTAGCTTCGACAAGCAAACGCAGTTCTCAAGAAAGTGGGGTTGGTATGGCGCAATCAATCAGATTGCTGGAGGTGATCTCACAAAGTTTGATGAAGTAACAGAGCTACCAGCTCGTACTTGTCTAACCTTCCTAGAGTTCCAACTCGATAAGGCAGAAGTTGAAAAGTCGCTACTGAACAGAAAATCTTTTTAGGTTATTAAAAAAACTCTGTGTATATTTGGTTAAATCAAAACACAAGAGAGATGAATCTGTATCAACAAATGACTCCTACACACAGAGAGAAAGTGGACAAGGAGGTAGAGAAGTACCCAGCATCAGGTAAGGTGCTGATGTATGGTCTAGAGCATAACAGCTCAGTATTAGGTCTTACTATGAGACAAGCGATGGATGTACACAGCATCTTCCATCCCTTCGAGCCGTTTAGTGTTTCTAACTTATTTAATCTGTTTGCGTGATGGACTACTTAGATTGGGAACTAGCGGTGTACCAAGATTATGAAGGTCGCACTTGCGACATCTGTGGTGAATACAATGATGATGACTGGCGTTGCGACTGCTGCCACGATTGTTCAAAGACTCACGCAGCATGTGAGTGTGGATCAGAAGAAGATATACATTTGGGAATCTAATGGTGGTTCGTTAGATTGGTTTGGTGAGAGAGGGCTTCGGCTCTCTCTTTTTTTTATCCCTATTTTTGTGAATAGGGTTTTTTAATTGTATGAAGAAGGGATATTATCAAATCACAGAGGCTATCAAATCAGCAGTTGAAGCCAATGACCACATCAACCAAGTAAGCTGGGGGAACATCTTTGACATCGACTTTCGTAAGATGGATATGTACCCTCTCGCTCATGTCATCACAGGTAACGCTACACTCAATGAGAGAACCATCTCATACGAGTTTGACTTGCTAGTGATGGATATAGTAGATTACAGCAAAGAGGCGAAGGACTTGTATCAGGGAGGTATGATGAAGCAAGACATCTACCACAGAACCCTAGCAACCATCTCGGAGGTACTAGCTACCTTCCGTAGAGGTAACGAATATGATGCATACTTCCGATTGGCTAACGATCCTATCGCAGAGCCGTTTGATGAGGACTACGAGGCTAACATCTGTGGGTGGAAGGCTACGCTAGTGATTGAGGCGATCAATCCTAACAACATCTGCTAGTGGATAACCGAAGCAGAAATACAGAGATTGCTCTTAACAAGTTTGGGAAGTATCTGGTAACAGAAGCCAGAAAGAACCTCACACGCAAGAATAAGAACAACACTAAGAAGCTGTATGACTCGCTGAGGTATGAGGTGAATGTGATGCCCAACTCTATGAACTTCGACTTCTTCATGGAGGAGTATGGCGAGTGGGTAGACAAGGGTAGAAAGAAGGGTAAGAACCCTCCTCAGTCTGCTATCCTCAAATGGGTAGAGCAGCGTAGGATTCAGTTCCGAGATAACAGAGGAAGGTTTAAGACCTACGATAGTACAGCTTGGGCGATAACCAAGAGCATAGGCAAGAGAGGAATACCAGCAACTGATTTCTACTCACGCCCTTTCAATCTAGGATATGAACGCCTACCTGATGAAATAATACAAGCATATGCTCTAGATGTAGCAGAGTTTCTAGAGTTCACGATAAACGAATTAAACGAGAAGTACAAAGATGGCAGTAATTAGTCCAACAGGATTGCTAGGAGCAAGGTCTCCTATCTATATAAGCTGGGATGGTAGTGGTACAGCAGAGATAGAGAGCTTCACCTTAGAGGTGTATGCTTGGACTGGTGATAAGGATACTAGACCAGCAACACCTATCTACACGATTGCTAGGACATCAGGATTCGTAGACATCTACCCTACGGCAAACATTGCTCCACTACTACGAGATGAGTTTGATCCTAAGATTGGTAAGTGGACTAATACTAGCCCATTGAACTACTCAGCAGATTCATTCCTCTGGGTAGAGGTAGACTACGACATCGACTACAACAATGGAGGGGGTACTCTCAACAGCACAGGCACTACTGATCGCTTTATGGTATGTAATGGGTACTCTACACTCTTGGAGGGTACGAATGCTACTATCACAGAGAACATCTTATGGAATAACGACAGCAGATACTTCTCAGTTAATGATACGCAGATGCTTCCTGTGTTCTTAGGTGCTGATCCTTTAACAGGACTTGATATAGTCTATGGATATGAGGACAGAGTAATAGCAGATGGCGGTACTATCGAGTCTCTACAATGTGCGAACATAGGGCTACGCTACTTGAAGATATTGAATGATGATGGTACTAGCTACCAGTTCGAGGTTACTGAAACCTTTATGGGTGGAGACTTGGCACAAGATAGAGTTATCCTACTTCCAGTAGGTATCGCCAACTTGACTAATAGAAAGGATGCAGCTGGTCTATCAGGAACTGCACCATACAACACCGAATACTACGATGCCCAGTTGGTGAACGGCTTTGGTGAGATAATAGATGAGCGTAGAATCTACAACATCTGTGAGCCTAAGTACACGCCATTACAAATCTTCTTCGTAAACAAGTTAGGTGCATGGGATAGCATCACCTTCTTCAAGAAGCAGACAGAGAATGTGAGCATCACGAAGGAGAGCTACAAGCCATCATTAGGCACATCAGGATCTAGTGGCTTCACCTTTACTACGCAATCAGCAACCAAGCAGAACTACAACTACACAAAGGAAAACAGGCTAACGCTGAACACAGGCTTTGTAGATGAGGACTTCGGTGATGTAGTAGAGGAAATGCTAATGAGTGAGACTATGTTTATGGTCTACGATAGAATCACTAATAGAAGCGGTAGCACCTACGAGATAGGTCAAGAGTATCGCTGGGTGAATGTAGTTACTACCAACATCACGAAGCAGAAGCACATCAATGACAAGACTATCAACTACACTCTGGATATTGAATACAATGATCTAGAGCAGAACTTGGTTGTATGATAGAGATATACATCGGATCAGAAAGACTCGACACCTTCAAAGATGAGGATGTCAATATCAAGCTGAGTGTCCAGAACATAAAGGACA